ACCAAGTAAACACAGCGTATGCATCGGAGCTCGAGCTCGGCGCATCAATCACGAGAACGCTCTCGCTCGCGTTCGTTCCAGCCTGCGTATGGCGGAACGTGAGCGTGTCGCCCGCGGTCACGCCGGCGAGTGTACCACTCGAGGCGCCGGCCGAGATCACGGTCGCGTATGCGCCACCATTGATGCTCGCCTCAACGACGCCCGTCGCTAGCACGGGCGAGATGCTCAGCCCGTACGAGCCCGTCGTTGGCGCGGTGTAGCCAGAAGTCGCGACGTTGATGGCCCGCACCCCGGCGAAGAACGTCCCGCTCAGCGCGCTAGTGGTAGTGAAGTCCCACACCGTGTTCTGCAACGCCTCGAACACCGTGCCCTCGTAGGTGTGTCGCGTCTTCACGCTTACGCGAAGCGTGCTCGGGATCGCGCCGTTCGTTGCTCGCAGGATCTTTGCCCGCGTGACAGCCTGCGGGATCGTGCCCAGCCAGTCAGTCGTGAAGAGAAGCGTGTTCGTGCCCGCAGGATCATTACGGAACTCCATCGCGTACTGAGTCGTGTTAGCCGTCGGGAAGTCAGCCGCGACGCTTGACGCGTCGTTGAGCACGCCCACGACTTCGTCGAAGGTGCGGTAGTCGCGCCTACGCCAAGTCAGGGACAAGCCCGAGTCGATGCTCGACGACCCAGTCGGGTAGCGCGTTCCGTTGATGCTGAGCTCGACGGGCGGGTACGGCTTGCGCGCTCGGTCCGCCATCGTAAGCGAGATCTGGGTTGCGCCCGACTCGGACAGCGTGTTGGTTCGCGACTGCGTCTGGAGCCGCACGTGCACGTTATGGCCGCGCGGGATCGCGACGTCAGCGATGGTTCCGCGCACCAGCCAGACACGCGCGCCGGCCGCGTGATTCGCGGGCGCTGTGTCGCACAGGCCGCGCCACACCGTGTTGAGCGTAAGAGTCGACCCGCCGTCAACGAATGCGTCGCAGGCGACGAACTCGTTGTCGATCAGGAAGAGGTTCGTCAAGTTGCTGCCGACGTCGGCCGCGCCCGGGCTCTGCGTGAGCTTTGCCTTGAGCCGCGCCACGGTGTCCGGGTTGGGCAGGACGACGACGCCGCTGTGCGGGTTCGTAGCGCCCGCGCTCATCGACGACTGGAGTTCGCCGGCGAGGATGAACTCAGACCCAGTGCCTGCGTTCGTGAACACGCCGCTCGGGGTCGACGCCGAGCTGCGCTGCAGGAGGTTGTACCGTGCAGCCCTATCGCCCTGCTTGCGGCCCGAGGCCCACACGCGGTCGATCACGCCGGGCTGGTCCGGGTCTCGACGACAGAACGCGAGCGGCGCCTCGAAGACGCAGTTGTCGCCCGACGGGATCGCGACGAGCGTGTCGCTGGGCCGCGTCCACGACGTCGCGGGCGGATCGGCGAAGGCGCCGGAGTCGTACGTGAACACGTCTTGCACGAGGTTGAGCGTGATCTCGCCGTTCGCATGCGTGCCGTAGTCCGCGTTCGTCACGCGCATCGGCAGCTGCGTGATCCCAAGCGTCGAGTTTGTCCACGCGATCACCATGCCCGGGACGACGTTATAGAACTCGCGGTTGACGACGAGCGTCGCCTTCGCGAGCGGGAAGCTCAGCCCACGCAGCGTCCGCGCCGCGATGTCGTTCGCCGTCTTCGCCACCTTCACGCCCGGGAACCGCTGCGTCACGCTAACGTTCAAGCCGCCCTGCGTGAACTGGTTGGCCGTATCCTGGGCGAACGCCGACGTGTCGAAGTAGTCACGCGCCCGGTCGCTGTACTCGACTCGCACTTGGTTCGTCGTGTCGTCCCACGAGCCTCGCGAGAAGTCCTTCACCTCGATCACGTTCGAGTCGTCGGCCTGCGGCACGCTGCCGATGAGGTAGTCCGCCCGCGCGAGGATGACCTTCCACTTGCCCGAGTTCGGGTCGAGGTACACGACGCCGTCGATCTGTTGCTGGATGAGATCGAGCAGTTCCTTCGCCTCCATCGGCGAGTCGAGCACGAAGCTGAAGCCGTTACCTTCCGTGCGCAGCGTGTTAGCCGCGTTCGTGAAGTTAGCAACGTCGATGTCGCCGGCCGGGAAGCCGAGGCCCCAGTCAGTGTTCGTCATGATCTCGTAGATCACGTTCATCGGGTTAGCGTCGGCGTTCGAGTTGACGCCGGGCGTGCCGAGCCCAAGGCCGTTCGGGATGCGGCGCACCTCGAAGGCCCACGGCGCGATGCTCGTGGAGTTACCGAAGTAGAACTGACGGGTGACGACGTAGGTCGTGCCGCGGTAACCCGGGCACGGCGACTGGAAGTCGTCGAGGTACGGGTCCGCGCCCTGCAGCTCGTCGCCCATGTACACCGCGACGTCGCCGCTGATGCCACCGCTGCCGAGTTCGTCGCCGCCGAAGAGGTTCGGCTGGCTGATGTTGATCACGCTGTCAGTAGACGTGACGGTCGTGAACACTTCCTTGTCGGCTACCCAGATGCGACGCAGCGAGTCAATCTTGCCGCGGCACAGCGCCATCTGCACGCCGAGGTAGTAGCGGTACCCGGTCGTCACCTTGCTCGAGGAGAAGAGGCCGGTCTTGACCTTCTTAGTGATGCCTTCCTGTTGGAAGTCCCCGTACCACACGACGTTAGGCGCCTCGAGCTTCACGGTGCCCCACACGATCGGGACGACGCGGCCCTCGGTGGCGGTCGGGAACCGGAAGTCGCCGAGGCTCGCGGGCTTGGCGTTCTCCACCTTCGGCTTTGGGCGGAGGAACTCACTGAGCACGAAGACGACGGCGTACAGCGCTAGCGTGAGGAAGAACATTCAGTCAATCCCCTTGCGGAAGATGTCCTGCAGCGGCACGAACGCGAAGCCGCCGAAGTTGTCTTTGTTCGAGAACTTGCTGTTGCACGTCGCCAGTGAGTGGTCGCACCCAGCAAACACGTCCACGGTCTGGTTGAGCACCGTGTCGGAGAACGGGTACCACAGCGTCAGCACGTCTCCGGTCTGCGAACGGATGAACCGGTACTCGCTAGTGCCGAAGGCGACGAACCCGCCGTTCGCCCAGTTACTGCCCTTCGCCGCGCCGAGGCCGGGCACGGTGATCGTCACGCCGCTCACCGCGCTCGCGGTGCCTGTGTACTTGAATAGGGACGAGGCGACCTTGCACCTTGCGTCGAAGAGCGCGTGATTGCACAGGCCCTGGAACGTGAAGCGCGGGATCTGCCGCGACTGCGCCGCTTGGAGCGGGAGCACGGCGATCGACGAAGCGCTGCCGTCAGTCGTGAAGGCGACGGACTGCACCATCCCTTTGAAGATCACGACGGTCTCGCCATCGTCGCGATGGAGTCGCTTCACGGTCAACGAAGCCCGCCGGCTGGGCAGGTTCTCGATGAACTGCTTCGGGAACGGGTGGTCGCTAGGCAGCGTCACCTCGATCATCTCGGCCGGGGTCTCCTTGCCGAGCTGCACGCTCGTGCGCGTGATGGCGGCAGACTGGTACGTATTAGGCAGCACGACTTGGTCGCCTTCAGCGTCAGTAAGGTACCACGTCTCGGCGCCGAGCGAGATCTCGAAGAGCTCGATTGGCTGTCCGCCCTGCTGGCTGATTTCCCTCGCGTCGTACGTCACTCGAAGACTCCCTTCACTGGGAAGCTGACCTCGGCCTCGGTCGAGTTGAAGTGCGTGAACTCGATCTCGTCGCTGTCGACTCGGACGAGCTCGATGATCTCGATCCGGTCGATGGTGTTGAGCGGGATGTCAGCAGACCACGTCGTGTTGAGCGTCAGCTGCTCCTGGGTAGGCGACAGTTCAGACGCCGAGACCACTGTGCGAACGATCTGCGTACCGTTCGTGAGGTTGACGCGAATGAGATTACGCGGCGCGCGCGACTGCACATACTTCGCGTATCCCGTGTTCTCGATCGTGAGCGTGCTCGCTCCGTTTGATGGCGCAATCGCGGCCGTGAGGTCCTTCGACCTGTTAGGCATGTAGAACGAGACCTGCCGACCTTTGAGCGCGTGCAGGAGCTGCCGCACTTCCCACGTGCGCTGGAACGTGCGCGAGAAGAACGTCTTACCGCTGCTCTTCTTGCTATGGTCCCAGGAAGTGCGCTGCACCGGCACGCCTGTGTCGTTGTCGATCGTTGTGAGCCGCCGCTCGAGCGTCTCGTCGAGAGTCGAGTCTACGAAGTTGTTGTCGTCAAGCAGGACCTTAGAGTTCAGCGTTGCGAAGGCTGCCGTGCTCGCGAGGTCGACGTCGTTGTCAATCGTCGTGAATCGTATCCCGATCTCCGCGCCGTCAGCGACGTAGCGGCGGATCTGCATGCGTCCTTCAGCGATGGCGGTTCGCAGCGGGTACACCTTTGTACCGCGGGCGTAGGCATTCGTAAGCGGCGAGGCGAACGTAAGCGAGGTTGCGCCAACGGCCGTGATCTCGATGGCGTCGTACGTCGTGTCGTCCTGAAGGACGATCGCGAGACCGCCGACACGGTAGTCCGCGAAGCTCGTGGTGCCAACATTGATCGAAGTCTGCCCGGCTGTCGCGGCTGAAGTCAACTCGGTCGGCTCGTGCCACATCGGCAGGCCGAACACGCGGCCCTGCCAGTCGAACATCAGGTTGTCGATTCGCTGCCTTTGCGACCCGTCACGGACGATGAACGTGTGGTCGAACTGCTGCCTGGGCGCGCGACGAAGCGCAACTCGCTGCTCGCTGCCGTCAACGGCCTCCATGACCTGCGTCAAGAACTGCAAGCGCTCGATGACTGGTGCCTGAGGACGGAACGGGAACACGACGATGCGAGACCCTGTGACTGGCACCTCAGTCGTGTATACGTCGAAGACGAAGTCGAGCGTGTCGTCGATCTGGGCGGGACCGTTCGGGCTCACCGTCATCGTGAACGAGAACCCGCCCTGCGGCGGCAGCGTTGCTGGGATCGTCGGCAGCCCGGTGAACGTCACGCCGCTGCCGAGGTTATTGACGAGGTTCGTCCACGAACGGTTGCCCACAAGGTACGAGCTATACACGTCAAAGTCGACGACGACGGGCGACAAGATGTTGCCCAGCGCGACCGACCGCGGTACGACGTGCACGCGGTCAAACCAGTCAGTTCGTACGCCGAAGTCAAGGTAGCCCGGGTAGTCGATCGTCGTGTACGGCACGTTGCCACCGAGTGCGTAGACGCCCGCCTCCGGGTACACGTTCGGTAGAGCGCCGCGCGTAAGCCCGAGCGGATGCGGATGGTCAACGGCCTCCGGGACTTGGCCGTCGATGACCGCGAACTCGTGCCCGCTGAGGATTGTGCCTGGGAAGTCAGCCATTAGACGATCTTCTTATACGCGACACCAGCGTTCTCAGAGCGGTCGCCAGACCCACCGACCTGCTTACGGATCATCGGGAATACCTTCCACGTGTCAGACCCGACGGTGAACTCCTGGCCGGGCGTGAAGTTCGCCATCTGCATAATGCGCACGTCCGGTGCGTAGCCCAGCAGCATCACTTGGTTGGGAGTAGGCGTCGTGTTAGCCCAGTGGATCGGGATCTTGAACATCGGGACATACCCTGCGTTCGGCGACGCCCGTGGGAACGCGAACGCCGTCTCAGTGTTGTCGAACCCGGTAGCCCCTCCTCGCAGGTTGATGACGTTGTTACCGGCCGTGTCTGGGTTGAGAAAGCTGCTGGACTGCGAGAACACGGCCCAGGTCATGCCGCCCGACTGGTTAGGCATCCCTGAGACGCGCATCGTCGACTTCTCGTCGCCTTGCGCCGTCGTGGACTGCCCGCTGCGTGAATCCCAGAGGAAGTTGTTAGTCGCGGCTCCACCAAACCCGTTGGCCCACTGCGTGTGAACGACGTACTCCCCGCCGGTCCACGTTCCGATCTTCTCGATCGTGCCACAACCGAAGTGTCGGAACAAGCCAGGGCTGTACTCGAGCACCGCGTGGATGTACGGCGAGTCGGTTGACTGCGAGAAGAGAGTGAGTGCGGTGTACGGCCCGTCACCGATGCTCGTGAGACGTCGCTCGAGGGTAACAGCCCCGGTCGTAACTTGGCCGCGACCGGAGTCGCCTGGGTGCTGGCCGACGTTATTGCCGCTAGTGTAGCCCGTGGACTGGTACAGTCCGATGACGCCGCCAGACGCGGCAGCCGACCAGCGGAACCCCATGAACACGGTCCCGCGCGAGATGACAGCCCGGCGGTTCACTGTGTCGAGTTCGTTCTGCGTCCAGCCGTTAGCGACGGCGAAGTTTACGAACTGCGTTACGACGTCCTGCTGACTCGTCGCGACGCCTGTCTGGTAAGCCATCTTAGCCCTCCTTCACTGCAAACTTCGCCCAGTTGTCCGTGCGCGCGCCGCACTGGAAGACGCGGTAGCGCTGCGTGCCGACTGTGATTGTGTCGTTCGGCACGACGCCGCCCTGTGCGTCGAACCAGAAGAGCCCATCGACCTCGCCCAGGATGCCGAAGCCACTTCCGGAGTTGACCAGCGAGCACGGACGAAGGATGTACAAGTCCCCGCCGGAGTTCGTCGTCCGGATTAGACGCGACGTCTGTGTACCCGGGTTACCGGCTCCAGGAACGAAGTCACTCGCGTCAACGACGCCCGTGGAGATGTTAGGCCAGTTGTCGCCGGCGTCGTACGGCGGGCTTCCATCGACCCCGGTAGGAAACACAAAAGTGCCACCCGACTCGGCTGACCGAGCAGTACCAGACCACGCCGAGTTGCTGACGCGACCCCAGACTCCGCCGGGAAGACGAACGTATGCCGGGCCGATGGAGCTCGTCGAGAAGCGCACCGGGTCGCTGATGCCGGAGTGGTGAATGCTCGAGCTCGACGCCAGCATGTCCCATTCGTTCGTCGTGCCGCATACAAACAGCGGGTACGGGTACTCGCCCGCGGTGCCAAACCGGTTCAAGAACCCGAGGTGCATACTCGGGTAGTTAGACCCGATCTTGAACATCGCGACGATTCGGTACGGCGTGACGCTGACCCAGAAGTCAATCGTGCTCGTCGTAAGCGGGACGTAGCAGCCTTGATCGTTCGCCGTCGTGAAGCGACCCGGGCTGATGCCTGGCTGGTTGTCCCACGTGTTGCCGGACTGGAAGCCAGTCGCGCCCATGAGCTCGAAGTTACGAGCACCAGACGGCACGTCGCTGAAGGTCCTCCACCCGACGATGATCGCGTCACTACCGGAGCCCGCACCCTCGACGATGACCTCGCGTTCACCGGAACCGCCGACATTCGTCGAGCGCCGCGACGTCCAGCCGTTCGTGCCCATCGTCAAGTTGATGGTACAGCCTGAGCCAGCGCCCGTATCAGTCACGGCGTTGCCCGTCATAGTAGGGTTCACCGTGTAGAGGCCAGCATTGATGATACGGACGGCCGTCACGGCGCCGCCACCATCGACGGTGACGACTTGCAGCTGAGCAGTAATCGTCGCGGTACCACCTGCGACTGTGAGCACATCGCCGACCGAGTATCCCGTGCCAGCAGCGTTGATCGCAACGCTCTGCACTGACGTGCCGGTGACGATGTTGTGCAGCATGTCGGCCATCGCCTGATGGCCAGTCACGGTGCCTAGGATCCACGCCATGCTTAGCTCCTCTCCGTAGCCCTACGGTTACGGCGGATGATGTTGAGGACGACGCGCTCGCCGTCAGCTGAGTTGAGCGCGCCGAGGACTTCCTTCGGGTCGAGCACGTTGATCACGCTGACGTTTCCACCTATCGTCGCGCCGTTCGGCACGATGGTCCCGGGCCCGTCTGGCACGAAGAGCTCAGGGCCCTTCTCACCGACGACGCTGGGTCGACCGACGGGCGGGCGGCCGCCTTCAGCGAACCCAAGCAGTCCTCTGAACAGCCCGAAGAGACCGCCGCCTCCGCCGCCGATGCCCGGCCCGCCGGAGAAGATCGCGTCGAAGATGCCGTCAGTCAGCTTGTCGAGTGCCTTGTTCCCGATGCTATCGAAGAACGATAGCAGCGCCTCC